TGGGGGGGGGGGGGGTTCCGCAAGAAGCCTGTTGTGATCGAGGCTGTTCAAATTGAGGGACGATTCTTCTGGCCTGATTGGCTTGCTGAAGCAATTTCTCGAAACGAGGTCGTGACCCACGGTTGCGGCAAGTTCGCCAACGGCCCGCGCTACGTCGAGATTCATACGCTCGAAGGTGTGATGAGAGCCGACGAAGGCGACTGGATCATCAAGGGCGTGAAGGGCGAGCTGTATCCCTGCAAGCCGGACGTTTTCGAAGCAACCTATGAGGCGGTGTAACCAAACCCGCCAACGATAACAGCCCCTCCGAGGGCCTTTTCTATTCGCGGCGCCAATCCTTTCCACCGCCCAACCCGCGACGGTGCGACGGCATGGCTCTTTCGCATGGAAGCAAACACCGGGCGCCGGGCCGAAGGGCCTCATTTCACGGTGCAAGCCATGCAGGCGGGAACCTTTACCTAGTGAGGTAGACATGAAGCCACGTAACTCCTGGGAGTTCGTCGCCTGATGGCTGACGACTCGACTGCTGCAAAGGCATCTGCCGGCGATATGGACGATCTGCTCACCCGAGCACGAGAAGTCTATAGCCGTTGCGAGAGCGCAGAGCAGGAAAACCGCGCCCGGGCTCTTGATGACATCCGCTTCGCCCGCCTTGGCGAGCAGTGGGATGCCAAGATCAGGCAGGATCGTGAAAACGAAGGCCGTCCTTGCCTCACGATCAACCGGATGCCGGCCTTCATTCGCCAGGTCGTCAACGATGCGCGCCAGAACAAGCCGCAGCCAAAGACGCATCCTGTCGACAGCAAGGCCGATCCGGAGACGGCAAAGGTCATTGATGGCCTGATCCGAAATATTGAATACACGAGCAACGCCGACGCGGCTTATGACACCGGCATAGACTGCTCGGTGAGTTCAGGCATCGGTTATTGGCGTGTTGGCCTCGATTTCGCCTATGATGACACGTTCGACATGGATCTCAAGATCATCCGTGTCGCAAACCAGTTCAGCATCTACGGCGATCCGAACAGCACAGCGGTTGATTCCTCGGATTGGAACGACGCCTTTGTCGTCGACCGGATTTCGAAGGAAGAGTATGGCCGCCGCTACAAGGGCAAGAAGAACTATGCGGGCGAAAGTGCCTGTGTAGACTTCTCATCCGATGCCTGGTCGCAGGCCGATCAGTGGATGAACGAGGACGGCGTCCTCATTGCTGAGTGGTGGCACCGCGAAGAGGTCGAAAAGACCGTTTATCTGCTATCCGATGGGACTATTCGCGAGGCGATCACAGAAGAGGACCAGATCCTCATCGACCGCGGCGTCCTCGAGATTGCCAATGAACGTGTCACGAAGTCCTACAAAGTCACGCAAACGATTCTTTCCGGTGTGGAAGTCCTCGCCCGTCGCGATTGGCCCGGCAAGTACATTCCGATCATTCCGGTTTACGGTGACGAGGTTGTCGTCGAGGGCAAGCGCCACTTCTTCAGCCTGATCCACTTCGGCAAAGACCCGCAGCGCATGTTCAATGCGTGGCGTTCGGCTGCGACAGAACTCGTCGGCATGTCTCCGAGGTCGCCCTGGATTGGCCCGGAGGAAGCTTTTTCCGTCGAGCCCGAGCGCTGGGCTACGGCGAACACGAGAAACCATCCGTACCTCATGTATGGAGGTCAGCAGGCTCCACAGAGACAGATGCTCGACACTGGCCCGGCCGCTGGCGCGCTCCAAGAGGCCATGAACGCCTCCGACGACATGAAGTCGGTAATCGGCCTGCATGATGCTTCGCTTGGCGCTCGCTCGAATGAAACAAGCGGCGTGGCGATTACTGCAAGGCAGCGCGAAGGCGACGTTTCGACGTTCCATTTCATCGACAACCTGTCTCGCGCCATCCGCCATACCGGCATTGTCCTTATCGATCTTGTTCCGAAGGTCTACACGACGCCCCGCATCATCCGGATCATTGGTGAGGACGGGACAGAGTCCTCGCAGCACATCAATCAGGAATACCCGCAGATCGGCCCTGATGGCCAGCCAATGCAGGAGCCCGCTATGGGCCCCGATGGCCAGCCCATCATCAAGGAAGACGGCACGCCGTTGATGAAGACCATCATGGCAATGCGCGACCTCCGTGTCGGCAAGTACGACCTGACCGTCTCCGCGGGCCCGAGCTTCACGACCCGCCGTCAGGAGTCCGTCGCCGCGATGACAGAGCTTATGCGGTCCTACCCGCCTGCGGCCCCGATCGTTGCTCCGGCCATTGCCAAGAATTCGGACTGGCCGGGCGCTGACGAGATTTCCGAAGGCTTCAAGAAGCTCGAGGAGCAGCAGGTTCCGCCAGAACTCCAGAAGCAGATGGAGAAGATGGCTCAGGAGAACGAGGCTCTTCAGAAGCAGCTTGCCGAACTTGAGATGCAGAAGGCCGCCGACACGCGCCAGATTGAGGCCCAAGCCCAGGCCAAGATGGCAGAGCTCGCACAAAAAGAAAAGCTCGAGATGAGGCAGCAAGACCTCGATCACACTCTCGAGATGCGTAAGCTCGCCGTCAAGAAGCAGATCGACGAGCAGGCGCTTAGAGACAAGGCCTCGCTCGAGGCGATGAAGAACATGCCGCCGGTCGTCCCGATGCTACAGCAGCCGCCCATGAACGCGGGCTGGCAGCCTTAACCAATCCCACGCGCCAAGGGTTAGCGGCGCAAACCCCGTAAATTGACCAAACCTCAACCCAAATTGATGGAGTCAATTCGTCATGGACGAAGTTGATACGACTACGCTTGCCGTTGGATCGGATATTCCGGCAACCCAGGCAAACGAGACTGCACTGCCGTCCGCGGCGAATAATTACCTCGGCATTTTCGACGACGACAAGGTTCAGGAGCCCGACACTTCGGAGCTTCCCGGTGCTGAAACCGTCACGGAAGGCGCCGAGCAGGGGAATGAGGAAGACACTCCGCCCGATCCTTGGGCCGGATATGTCGACTTCGTGCATGCCGATGGGAACACCTACAAGGTTCCCGAAGCCCTTGCTGACGGGTACTACCGCAACAAGGACTACACCCAGGGCAAGCAGGCGCTCGCAGAAGAAAAGCGAGCCATTGCCGCCCAAAAGGAAGAGCTGACGCGCGCCGCGCAGGTTTCCGAACAGGAACTCAATATCAAGATTGAGCTGAACGGGATCGTCGACAAGCTTCAGCACTACGAACAAGTTGATTGGGATGCGTTCGAAGCTCAGGAACCGCTTGCGGCACAGTCTGAGTTCCGGAAATACCAGCAGCTTCAACAGCAGTTCAACCGTAAATACGGTGACCTGCAGACCGCGCAGACCGAACGCAACCAGATCGTGGAGCGACATCTCGCCAACCAGATCGCGGCAACGACGGAATATGCGTACAAACATCTCCCGGGGATGACCCCGGAACTTGACGCCAAGATCACCGAATTTGCGATCAAGGATATCGGTTTCGATCCGGACACGCTGAAAAAGTCGTACAATCCGCAGATCTACCGAACTCTGTACCTCGCCTTTCTCGGTCAGCAGACCTTGGCAAACAGGTCCAAACCCGCAGCACCAAAGCCAGTCCCGCCCGCCAAGCCGCTCGAGATCGTGTCTTCCAAGACGGGATCCACCGGGCGCAAGTCGCTGGTCGATATGGACATGGATGAGTATGCGGCCGCCCGCAAGGCGCAGCTTGCCAAGAAGGCAGCGCGCTAACCCTCAACCACAGCCTTTCGCGTCGTGATGACGCCATGGCCCTGCGCGGCTTCGTGCCGCCCGATGGAGTTTTTCCATGAGCAATACCACTTTGACTGCGGACATCATTGCCAAAGAGGCACTGGTGATCCTCGACAACGAGCTCGGGTTCCTCGACACGATCCATCGTGCTCAGGAAGAAGAGTTTGACAAGAACGTCAACGGCTACAAGGTCGGTGACACCATCTCGATCCGTCGCCCGGCTGACTTCACCGTCCGTACCGGCGCCGTTATGGATGTTCAGGACGTCATCGAAGGCAAGGTCGGCCTCTCCGTCGACCAGCAGATCGGTGTCGACTTCAAGTTCTCGTCCACGGACCTGACCCTGAAGATCGAAGACCTGTCCGAGCGCGTTCTCAAGCCCGCTCTCGTCAACATCATCAACGAGATGGCGGCCGACTGCTTCGAAACCTTCCTCCCGGAAGTCTACAACTACGTCGGCACGCCGAACCAGGCCGTTGACTCGTTCGACGACTTCTTCCGCTCGCAGGAGCGGCTGAACCTCATGGCGGTTCCGACGAGCGATCGTTACGCGGCCCTCAACCCGACCGACCATGCCCGCCTTCTGGCGAACCAGACCGGCCTCTTCATCAACAAGGCAGAGCGCGCCTACACCAAGGGCATCCTTGGCGAACTCGGCGGCGCAAACGTCCTGATGACCCAGGTCGTTCCTCCGCAGGACTACGGCACGGCGGACAACACCACCCCGCTCACTGACGGCAACAGCCAGGAAGTGACCTACGACAGCGTCAAGAACACCTGGAAGCAGGAACTTCTCACCGATGGCTGGGCAACCACCAAGACGCTGAAGAAGGGCCAGATGTTCACCATCGACGGCGTCTACATGGTCAATCCGAAGACCAAGCGCTCGACGGGCGTCCTCCAGAACTTCACCGTGATGGAAGATGTGACCACGGCTTCGAACGGTGCCAACAACACCGATTTCGACATCTCGCCTCCGATCATCACCTCCGGCCCGCACCAGACCGTTACCTATTCCGGTAACTTCGACGGTCGTACTATCACGATCATCGGCCCGGCTTCCGGTACGGCGCAGACCTATCGTCAGAACGTCGCCTACCACAAGAACGCCTTCGCCATGGCCATCGTCCCGATGGAAATGCCGGCCGCGGTCAAGAATGTCGGCTCGCGCCGTTCGTACAAGGGCATCAGCGTCCGCGTGATCCCGGCCTACGACGCCGTGAACGACATCAGCAAGTGGCGTCTGGATCTTCTCTACGGTCGCAAGACCATCGATCCGCGCCTGGCTACGCGCTTCTCCGGCCAGCCCTAATCGGTTGGGGCTTCGGCCCCTTCCGTCTCCCCGTTTTCTGAACACAAGGAACTCCAACCATGGCTGCAAACCAGCTTGCCGATGGCAATCCCGAAGGCTCTGTCCTCGGACAGTCCGCAACCGATAAGGTCGGCTTCTATGGCGCGACCCCGGTTGTCCAGGGCTCTGCCGTGACGACCCTCGCCACGACCCCGACCGCGACCGATATCGCGACCGCGGTCAATTCCATCATCAGCCGTCTTCAGACGGTCGGCATTATCGCCTGATGGAAATCCTGCTTGGCTGCGGTTCAAGCAGGGTCAAGAAACTGTCGTTGCCCGGCTGCGAAGAGTGGTCGGGCCTCGTCACGCTTGATTTTGCCGATACGCATAAGCCGGACATTGTCCACGACATAGCGGTTCTCCCGCTTCCATTCGAGGACAATTGCGCTGACGGCATCTACGCATTCGAGGTGATGGAACACGTCGGTCAGCAAGGCGACTGGCGCTTCTTCTTCGACCAATGGTCGGACATCTGGCGCATTCTGAAGCCGGGCGGCGTGTTCTTCGGGACATCCCCGCATTGGTCAAGTCGATGGTGCTGGATGGACCCCGGTCATACACGGGCGTTCGGACCAGAGATGATGGTTTTCCTCTCTCAGCCGAACTACGATGCCCAAGTCGGGATAACACCCATGACGGATTACAGGTTCGTCTATAAGGCGGACTTTGATCTCATTCACTCTGTTGTTTGCGAGAACGGCACCTATGAATATGCACTGCAAGCGGTAAAGCCGTCGCGATGCACTACGTAGGCTCCCGCGAACAGCATCGCGTCTATGAGCGCCGGTATCGCGAAAAGCTGAAAACCGACAGCGAGCGGTTGGAGAAAAAGCGGGCCGCGACAAAGGCTTGGCGTGACGCCAACCCCGAAAAGAAGACGCTCTATAGCCGGAATTCTGTCGCCGCGACACGGAAGAACAAGCCGTGGCTGCTGGCGTTTAAGTCTGCGCGAAGGCGGTCCTACAAGTATGGGATGGCCTTCACACTCACACAGGAGTGGGTGGCCTCTCAGTTCGAGTTTGGAAGCGCAATAAGCGGCATTCCCTTCAGTAATGGCATGGGCCCTTTTCCGCATCGATCGACCGGATCGACTCTGAAGGGGACTACGTCCCGGAGAATTGCCGGCTCATCCTACTGGCTGAAAACCTATTCAAAAACCAATGGGATGACGCGGTCATAATCGAAATTTCGAAGGCCATAGCCGCGAGGCATTCATGAAACACGTCTTCATCGCCATCCCTGCCTATACCGGGCAGATCCACCTTGGCACCATGCGATCCATCATGACCGATTTCCTCGCCCTCCAGGCTCGAGGCGATCAGGTCACGGTGTTTGACGAGTGCGGCAATGCTCTCCTGGCCGATGGCCGCGCCGTCATGGTTACGAAATTCCTTGAGGCCGGTGCCACGGACCTCGTGTTTGTCGACTCTGACGTCATCTGGGAAGCCGGCGCACTGCTCAGGCTGGTTGATGCGCCTGTTGATTTCGTCGCGGGCATTTATCCGCAGCGCAAAGATCCAATCAGCTATTCTGTCCAGTGGGTTCCGGAACGCAAGGAACTTTGGGCCGACCCCGAGACGGGCTTGCTCGAGGTGGCCGGTGTCCCTGCCGGGTTTATGCGCGTCACCCGGGCCATGCTCGAGAAGATGATCGCGGCTTATCCCGAGACGGAATTCCATGTCGAAACCATGGCTGACAGCAAGGTCTACGCGCTGTTCGAGTCCTGGCGCGACGGCAACCTGAAATACGGCGAAGATTACAGCTTTTGCCGGCGCTGGCGAGAGATCGGCGGCAAGATATGGATCGACCCCGAAATTCTTATGGGCCATGTCGGCTTCAAGACCTTCCACGGCCACATAGGCGACTGGTTGAGGAGTAGGTAATGGCTATCGCGACCTATTCTGACCTTCAGGACCGCATCCGCGAATGGATGGACCGCGAAGAGCTCACGGACGCCCAGGTGCAGGACTGCATCAAGCTGGCGGAGGCAAAGCTGAACCGTGAGCTCAATGCGGTTGAAACCGACGCTTCAGTTCAAGGCACGGTCGACTCTCGCCAGATCAGCCTATCCGCGCTCAGGCCCCAGGCCGTGCTCGCTGTATGGCGTTTGGACGGCACGGAAGAGCTAAGGCTGCTGCCGAGGGCCGGCGGATCCTTTGAGATCACCACAAGCCCGGGCGTCCCTCTCATCTGGTCATGGGAAGATACCGGAATATCCTTCGACTGCCCATGCGATCAGGACTATTTCTTCCGTGTCCGCTATATCGGCAAATTCGCCCTATCGGACTCCGCGACGACAAACGCGCTTCTGACCAATCATCCGGACATCTATCTCGCAGCCTGCATGATGTGGGGCGGCCTGTTTGTTGAGGATGACAGCAAGATCGCCAAGTGGGGCGCTCTGCTCAGCAATTTCATCGCGGATCACAAGAAGCTCGTCGCAAGACAGCGCCGCAGCGAAATGACCATTTCACCGATGTTTCTTGGCTATAGGCGCCGCAGCAATTCGACGGGCGCCTCGATTGATTACGTCGGCTACGGCGATGACGTCGTTTACTACGAGGACGATTGATGCCTATTGGACGTGTATCATTCATCACAGCATTAACTGGCACTTTGGAGGACGGCGATGCCGCGCTCAAGGCCGACTTGCGCTCTGCGTCGGGCGCTGACACCGACGTCGGCACGGCAACGCAGGAGGCGCTGAGTCTCAAGGCCCCACTGGCCAGCCCGACGTTCACAGGAACTGTCGCAGGCATCACGAAGAGCATGGTCGGCCTCGGTGATGTCGACAACACCTCAGACGCCGATAAGCCCATCAGCACGGCAACGCAGGAGGCGCTGGATGTACGACTTTCGACTTTCGCGAGCCAAGCGGAGTTTGAAGCCGAGACGATCGCAGCCCCGGTTTTAGTCATTCAAGTATCCGGTTATGCTGCGGAGGGAGACGGCGGCATTCATGTAAAGAAGCGAATTTCGGAACCGTCACCTGCGAAGGCGTGGCATTGTCAGAGCGACGACGGGGCGTGGTGGGAGATCGTAAGCGAAATCTCACGAGCGGAGTTCTTCGCCACTACGCGGGCCGGGGCAGACGATACGGCCGCATTGGCGTCTGCAATCGAGTACGCCAAGCGAGACGGCGGGTGCAGGCGTGTCGAATTGCTTGCGGGTGCTTATAAAATCGACGCCGGCAATCTCGATTTGGAGCACGTTGAAATCGGCGCCTGCGGCGTTCCCGGCGCTCGTTATCCGTTTTCTACTGTCGGAACTGTGATCGAGGTCGTAGGCGAGACGAATCCTGGCTTTCTCGTCGGCTACGGCGCCTCGTTAAAGGATGTGACATTCTACTATCCCGACCAAGACGACACCCTCATCGAGTACCCGCCGCTGTTCCGGTCAAAAAACGCGCTTGGCTTCTGCAACTTCGTGAACGTCACAGCGCTGAATCCGTGGAACTTCATGCATGTGACTGCGGTCGCGGGTTCGTTTGGGGCTATCCACTTCTCGGGTTGCCGCATCTTTTCGATCGATACAGACTTCCACTTTGAGCGGGGATCGCCCGAAGTAATTGAATTTACGTCGTGCACGTTCTCGGAAAGTGTCTGGAATGGCGACGTCGACACGACCGTTCGGGACGCAGCGCTGGCTCACGCCGGCACAGACGGCACGTGGCTCAAGTTCGATCCTGATCCCGCGACCCACCAAACACTTGACGGCCTCACGGTCGATGACGCTTGTATCGTGCGCGGCCGCCGTCGCGGGATCGATGTCCTTGCCGGCGCCCTTGGTCCGTGCAGCTTTTTTGGCGAGTGGGAGGTAACGCAGGTTTATCGCAGTGACGATGCCTGCGCATCTTCACCCACTTTCGACTTCTCCCCGAGCTGGCTCTATTGCGGCCTTTATGGTGGAGCATCGGGGCTGACGGACGCGGCGTTCGAGGTCAGGGGCGCATCCACCGAAGGGTACATCAACTTCAGCCCCAGGCTGATAGCCCACACGGTCGGCTCTGTTCTCCAGATTCGAGGCGGTGTCCGCTCCTTCAATTTTGCCCCCGATATCGTTCGCAACTGGGGGCGCGGCGGCGCGGGCACATACTACGTGGCCGATGTCGACAGTACCACCGTCGACTTTATCTGTGAGTTCGGCATCGCAGATATGGTCAATCCAGTCGGGGGCAACACGCACAACGGCGTACTTATCACGAACGCAAACCGGGCGAAATTCAAGGGCACCCATATCCGCGGCGCCAACCAGCCGTACTCCTTCCAGGGCGGGACGGTGTCCTTCGACCACATATCGTCGGCGAGTACTGGCGCTTCGCAGTCAATGCTCATCGGCGCTTCCGCATCAATCCTCGCTGGGGTCGCGAACCTCGACAAACCTGCCGTAACGGGCATGCCGCTTTTTTTGGCGCGTTCGGGCACTGTTACCTACACGTCATCGATTACCGATATCGCTTTTGCGTTCGACGAACCTTTCGACCGGGGCGGGAATTTCTCGACGCCGAACTTCACAGCCCCCCAGGCCGGGGTGTACGAGTTCAAAATTCAACTGGGCCATGACGCGACTGTGACCGCGGCCGATATCTGGATCATAGACATTACCTCGGCCGGAAGCTCTGCGCAAAAAATGAGGTTTGTTTACAGAGTGGCGGCAGCCGCGAACGGTACCGTCTTCTGCAATGCAACGTTTTTTCTTGCGAAAGGTGACACGGTAAAGGGAACCATCCAGCGTTCATCAGGAAGCGGATCGTTCACCCTCATAAATGATGCTGGCTTCAATTCGTTTACCGGTCGGTTGATCGGATGAGAAAACCGGCTGGCTTAGTTCCCGCCACCAGCCGGCCATGACGCAGCCGATCTTTACGAGAGGGACGGCTGCACAAGCAGAGTTTCTCCAAACAGACAAGTTGTCAATAGCCAGCATTTGAACAGCTTCCAGGCCTCCCTCGGGGACCTTTTTCTATGACAGAGGAGCGGTGATGGTCAGCGTAGCCCTTGCGCCATTTGCGCCCGACGCGAGCATTTATAACCCAGGCGCCACGCCGGAGATCGTCAACGCGGTTCCGACCGCGGACGGCTGGGGTCCGCTTCCGGGCACGACGATCGTCTACGGCGTCTATTTCCTTCTGGCCAATGAGAACTTGGCGCCGCTCCTGCGGGAAGACGGCAACTACATCATGGTCGGCGATAACCTCAACGCCATCTCTGGCGATGCCGTTCTCCCGGCCGATGCAACGGGGATGTTCGCCTGCCGCAAACTCGACGGCACCGAAAGTGTGTTCGCCGGCACCGAGACTGCGATCTACCTCTTCGACAGGGACGGCTTCACCTGGGGTGACGTGACAGGATCTTCTGGCCCTTATTCAGCCCCGACACGCTGGTCATTTGCCCGTTTCGGCCAAGTTGTCTACGCTCAGTGCGGCGTCGGCGCCGAGCAGAAGTTCAACGTCGACACGGACACCGAGTTCTCGGACAACGGGACCGCGCCGACCGCGAAGTATATCGCCGCTGTCGGCGACTTCCTCATGCGGGCGAATCTGGAGGGGTATCCTGCACGTGTTCAGTGGTCAGGCCTCAACGATCCGTCGTTCAATACCGCGACGCTCCGGTCGTCCGACTTTCAGGACATGCCGACCGGCGACGAGTGCATGGGCATCGTGCCGCTGTCAGGCGGTGCTCATATCTGGATGCGCAGCGCCGTACACGCGATGCAATTCGCCCTGGAAAGCGGGTTCGTCTTCACGCGCGCACCGATCGATGAGGTGGTCGGCACGAGCGCGCCATATTCCATCTGCCCGATCGGCCAGGACGATTATGTCCTCTACGGCGACACCGGCTTTATCCGCTTCAAGGCCGGCGAATTCAAGAATATCGGCGAGGGCAAGGTCAATCGCTGGTTCCTGCGCAACTGCGACCAGAACGAGCGCCAGAACATCGTCGCCAACGTGGACCCAGAGCACAATGTCGTCTGGTTTGCATATACGACAACGGACGGTCAGCGCATGTCGCTCGGCTACCAATATCTGCATGACCGCTTCTGCCTGTCGACGATGGCTATTCAGGCGTCGTGCAGGGCTCGGACATTCGCCTATGCCGCGGCGACGCCAATCGTCGAGGAAGACCTCGTCCGCTTCGCGATGATCACGACAGAACGTCGGCTGGGGTATCTCGTCGGCGATAATCTGGCTGCGACGCTGATCAGCAATCAACTGGACTTCGCGCCTGATCGGTCGAGGGTGAACGGCGCCAAGCTGATCTCGGACGCGCAGAATGTCACACTGACGCACATGACGACGAACCGGCGCGGCGGCGATCTGCGGATTCGTGCTCCGGTTTCGCCATCGGCGCGCTCGGGCAGGTTTCCGCTCAACGGTGACGGGGAACAGCACAAGTTCAAAGTCGAAATTGCGGCTGGTGAGGAATGGACAACGGCCTCCGCTCTTGACGTTGATGCTCATAGGACCAGCCGCTCATGACCATCTTTGCACAGGCGCCGGGCAGCCGCGAGGCTCACAAGCTGCAGGGCATCGGGACGGCCTACGAGACTCTGGTCGACACGCCGAATAAGCTCTGGACGCTCGAAAGCGTTCACTTCGCCAACTCCCACGGTTCAGCCGTCGGCGTGACGCTTGAGATTTACGACGGCACGACGGCGACGGTGCTTCTGCCGGCCAAGTCGATAGCCGCGAACGACGTCTACACCTTCAAGGATCACAACATCACTCTCGCGCCAAATGAACTGCTGCGCGTGAAGGCATCAACAGCCGATGTCGTCGATGTGACGGCTGTTGGCTACTACGGAAATCAAACGGGCTGACCCGTATTTAGGAGAACCAGATGGGCCTCTTTGACTCCAAGACTCAAACGTCACCCAACATGCCCGGCTATCTTCGGGACTTTCAGCGCAGCGTCATTAAGGACGCGAAGAAGTTGTACGGTTCGGATTACACGCATTCCTATACAAAACCCACTTTCGCTGAGTTCGACGAACGCTCGAAAATGGCGTTCGATGGCCTGACTACGCTGGCCGGCAACAATTCTGGCAGTAACGGCATGGCCCCACACTTGCAGGGAATCATGTCGAACGGCGGCTTTAACGATGGCCAGCGCGAGGCCATCGACGGTATGAAGTCCCTAGCCAGCAATGATGGCCTGAACGAGCTGATCAACAGCAAAAGCGGCCTGACGCGGAGTCAGGACAAAGCGTATCAGGCACTCCAGGGAAACGTTTACGGCAACAATGCTGAACTTCAGGGAACTTTTGACCGAGGTGGCATGACGGAAGACCAGCGCCTCGTGGCCGACCGTTATCGTACAGGCATGAACGAGGAGTTCGGGCTCGATCCTGCCTATTTGAGGGTCAAGCAGCAGTCGCTTGATGCGCAGGCGGATGCCCTGTCGCAGCGCGCCGCAGCCGCCGGTCGTTATGGAGGCGGCATCGACCAGTCTATCCTCGCTCGAGAGCAAGGCAATCTGAACGACCGCATGGATGTCTCGGAACTCGATAAGTACCGGCTGCGCACCGATAAGGCGGCTGGCGACCTGGCCAACATAAGCCAGCAAGGCACCAACACCCAGCTTGGCATCAACGCCGCCCAGCAAGCCGGTTATCAGAATATCGCCGGTATGGGCAATATGGGCGTCGGCCAGCGCGATCAAGCAATCGGCACGAAGAGCGGCCTCCTCAGCAACATTTTCAACTCGGAGAACGTAGGTCTCGATCGCATGGGCCAGGCTTATCAGACGGCTCAGCAGCCCATGATGACGCAGCGTGCGGTTGGCCAGGAATACGAAAATCAGCAGCAAAAGATGATCGACGACGAGCGCCGTATGCACGCCGAGAACGACCCCATGGCCCGCATGCAGCAGTATCTTGCCATGATCAACGGCATGCCGACCGGCACCACGTCGACCACGTCACCGTCATGGGCTCAGATCCTCGCAGGTGGCGGCCTTGGCGTTCTTGGCCTCGGCAGCATGCTTGGCGGCTTTGGTTCTCAACCTTCCGCGGCAGCTGCCGGCGGCGTGGCGGTCTAAGGAGATCAGGCGATGAAATACGCTCCCGATAAGAATGACCCCCTTCCGAAGCACAAGAACGGCAGTAACGGCGGCAAGGACAAGAAGGGCGGCCATGGCCCGACAATGAAGATCGGGTTCATGCCCGGTCAGATTGGCGGGATGGCAGAAGATATGTCGGACGGCGATGGCGGGACCGATGCGAAGTGGCGGGATTATCTCCGCGACGTCTATTCACCCGTAAAGGTGCCGTATTTCAACTTCGGCGGCGGCGGTGGTGGCGGAAATGGCGGTGGCAAAGACGTTCCCGTCACTGGCAACAATGATGGCGGCGGCAACCCGAACCCGGTCGACCCCGGCTTTGACCCATCGCGCCCGCGCAAGATGGTGATGCCCGCTCAGCCGATGCAGTCTGGCTTCCTCCATGTCGGCCCTGCGGGGCAGAGGATGCCGCCCGCAATGGGCCTTCTGGGCCAGCCGCAGCAGAACGCCCAAGCTCCGCGCGGAGGCATGCTCCCGCCCGAAATCCAACTCCTCCTAGCTCAGAGGCGCTGATATGGCTTTTTCGTCCAATCCGATGTTTTCTCCTGAGAATCTGCTGATGCTGTCGGGCAACATTTTGGCCGCGCCTTCGTTCGGTGCTGGCCTCGGCACTGGCCTGAGCCAGCTGGGGAGCAATGTCGCCGCGAAGCAGAAGGAACAGGACGAGAGGATGCGCCAGATGCAGGAGCAGCGCCAGATCGGCAATTTCCTGCGCGAGAAGATGCCGGGACAGGATCTGAGCAACTACACGCCGGGAATGTTGAGCGCTGCGGCGACCAATGTCCTCGAAAAGCAACTCAACCCCGCCAAGCCCGAGTTCAAGGTGCTGGATGATGGAACTTACGGCACATGGGACGGATCGAAGTTCAACGTCTTGGGCAGGGCCTCGAAGCCTGCTGAGCTCCCGGCGGAGTTTCGCAATTTCCAGCTGGCGCAGGAAAACCCCGACTTCGCCAAGCATCTGCAGGAGAAAGACGTCAAGCCAGGTGACAACTTTAAGACCGAGCAGGAGCTTTGGAAAAACTGGCGGTCTGACGCAGATGTCAAGGAATACCAGGGGGTCCGCAATGGCTTCGAGAAGATCCGCGCTTCTGCTATCGACCCAAGTGGCCCCAAAGATCTAGGCATCATCTTCGGCTACATGAAGATGCTAGACCCCACCTCTGTCGTCAGAGAAGGCGAACAAGCATCTGTCGCGAATTCGGGTGGCGTCCCCCAGCAAGTCATGAGCCTTTATAACCGCGTTCTGACTGGCGAAAAGCTGCCAGAGCAGGTTCGGGCCGACATCATCAAGGCTGCCGAGGGGCTGTATACGGAAAGCGCTGGCAACTATGAGGCCGTGAACGAGCAAGTCCGAAACATGGCAGAACGCTACAACGTCGATCCGCAATTCATAGCACCCGCAGAGAAGTACGAACCCATCCCGATTGGCAAGAAAATAAACTCAACGGTGAATGGCAAGCCCGTCACCATCGAGCGGGTCGATGACTGATGGCTAAGTTCAAGATCACAACCGACGACGGCACGTTTCTCGTCGAGGCGGATAGTCCCGAAACGGCTACTGCCGCGCTCGAGCAGCATTCCCAGCGGAATTACACGGGGGAGACTGACGCCAGCGGCGTTCCGGAGGGGATGGTCTATGACAAGGCCACAAACCGTATGGTGGACGCAAAGGCGCTGGCTGACCAGGCAATCCCTGGCGGCTCTCGTCCTGCATCGTGGGTCAAGGGCGTCCCGTTCATCGGTGAATATGCCGACGAGGTTGCTGGCGCCGTTTCAGGAACCCTCCCGACTTGGCTTGGCGGCAATAACCCGGACGATCCGAACCAGACGCCAGAAATCACCACTCAGATGATGCGTGAAGCGGCAAAGACGTATGAGAAGGATCACCCGAACGAAGCGTTGGCCGGCAAGCTTGCTGTTGGTCTGACTACGCTCCCGGCTGCGGTGGAATTCACGCCTGCCGCGCTCGCAAACGGTTCTCTTCTCGCCCGAACAGCAAAAGCGACCGCAACCGGCGCGACCCTCGGCGCGACCGAAGGCGCGGTGTCCGGTTATGGGGAAGGTGAGGGCGACGATAGACTCGATAGTGCGAAAGAGCGGGCTCAGTGGTCTGGCATCATCGGCGGTCTTTTGGGGGCAGCAACTCCAGCGGCGACAGATGGCGCCAAGGCTGCGGTCAAATGGGTCAAGGATGGTAGAACTGTTGATAAACAGATAGAGGCTCTTGGTATAAAGCGCCCCGCTGCCGATACCGTCACCGCCGCTATGAGAGCAGATGATACGCTTGGTCCCGTAGGCGTCAGGCGCCTAGCCAAGGCAGGTGATGACGCGATGCTCGTTGATGCCGGCCCCACTGCCGCAGGCGTGCTCGACACAACGATCCAGAAGGGAAATCTTGCCGGAAGGATTGCCCAGAAGGCTGTGCAGGAGCGCGCGGCGAAGGCAAGCCAGAAGCTCAAGGGCACACTCGACCTCGTCCTCGGCAAGCCTCCCGGTATCGATAAAGCGGCTCAGGACATCGCGTCCAAGTCCTCGGCGGCCCGCAAGGCGGCATATGATCTCGCCTATTCAAAGCCGATCGATTACGCCACTGAAGCTGGGCGACAGGTCGAGGATGTATTCCAGCGCACGCCCAGGTCCATCCTGAAAGCGGCGGTCGATGAGGCGAACGACGCTATGAAGATCGATCGCAGAGTGAACATGCAGATCATGGCCAATATCGCAGATGATGGAACGGTAACTTTTCGTCAGATGCCAAACGTGATGCAGGTCGATTACCTCAAGCGCGCGCTGAACGAAGTGGCAAACGCTAATGTGGATCAGTACGGGCGGAAGACTGCAGCCGGCCTTCGTGCGGCCCAACTCGCTCGCGAACTGCGTGACGCTGCCGTTGAATCTGTGGGTGAATACAAGGCGGCCATCAAGCTTGGGGGGGACAAGATTGAGGAGGATAACGCCCTAAGGCTCGGCTATGAGCTTCTGCGCCCTTCCACGACGCGCGAGGACGTCGCAGCCGCAGTCAAGGGCATTACCGACCCAGAACGCAAGCAACTCGCTCTTGGCCTTCGTCAGCAGATCGACGACACAATGGCCAATGTGACCCAGGCACTGTCCGACCCGAATGTTGACGCGCGAGAAGCTGCCAAGGCACTGAAAGACCTGTCCAGCCGTTCGGCACGAGAGAAGCTCGTGACCGCGCTTGGCGAACGATATGCCAAGCCCATCCTGCATCAACTCGACGAAGCGCAGGCGGCGATAAGCCTCAAGGCCGATGTCGTCACGAATTCCAAGACGTTTGCCCGCACGGAAACGGCCAAGGCCGTCGATCAGCGCAACCCGGATTCGGTATGGCAAAACATCAAGGAAGTCGCCCCGTTGAAGGCCGTCAAGGCGGCGGGAAGGAAGTTCACCGGGTCGGACGAAGCCTCGCGCCTGTCTCGCGAAGAGGCCGTCTATGCCGACATCGCCAAGCTCCTTACCGGAACTCGCGGTCGAGACGCACAGCTTGCCCTTCAACGACTTGAGGCGGCGTATAAGGCTGGCGATCTGAATGCGGAAAAGGCTCGCCAGATAAGTCAAGCGATTGTTGGCGGAGCTGACGTGACAGCATATCAATTCGCCACGCGATGAGAAGGAATAGCGCTACGCCACTCCCTCCCGCGTAAGCCGCAACCCAAAATCCATACTGAGCCATCAGTGACCTCACGCCAGCACTGACGAGCAGACCAAGACCAATCATAATCGGAATGACGATGAGGGTGACGAGAAATCGCATCCCCGCACCATGCCTCAATCAGGGAGATTTGTGAAGATGGATACGAGCCGCATCGAGTTCCTTCCCTTCGAGCCGAGGAAATCAGACTACCTTGCTCCCGCGGACAAAGCGCGCATTCGCCTTCTGGCATGGAGAGCCTTGTCTGGCTTTGAGACCCTTTCGCCAGAAGAAGCGATGCATGGCGCTATTTGCGACCTGATGGACTTGCTACTGCACGCTGCAGACGACGCGCCGGCTGTAGCGCTTGTCTCTCGGATCGAAACCAAGTTGCGGGACGAAACTCTTTTTGGTGACGCTTGGAAACTTGATAGCCGCGACACCAAAGTCCCGGTACTTGGGGATAACCAGGGGCTGAAGGCCGTCGTGGACGACGTACCCGCCAAGGGTCAGGTTGCCCTTTAGGCTCTCGTACAGAATGTGAGGCTCGACCTCTCGTTCAAACGTATCATCATCGTGCCGGAATTTGACGGTCTTCTTCTGCTCTATCGCCTGTCTTAGTGTGAATTCATTCATCTTCCCCTCCCGTTTCCTTCAGAAAAACACGGAGAGCGGAGGGAGTCCAGTCTGGGGCGCTCAGCGCCTCCTCAGAGGAGAAACCTTCTTAGCCAAGAAGAGGGCCGCCAACGATCGCGCCAATGCCCAGCAGCAGCGGCGCTGTACCGACAAGGATACCGAACCAGATGGTGTTAGTTGCGATCATATCACTCCTCGCCCATCATCTTGAACGTGGCCTCGATAATTTGGCGGATGGCTTCGGGACAGTTCGATGGTCGGAATATCCGCATCGTCGAGAAGGACGGAGAGTATTGGTTCGTTGCGGGCGATATCGCTGACGAGCTTGGGTACCGCATGGCTTCCGACCTCACGCGCACTCTAGACGACGACGAGAAGGGTACGCACATTATGCGTACCCCCTCTGGCGATCAGGAGATGACAGTAATTTCGGAGCCCGGCGTTTACCGGGCCATCATCCAGCGCCGGTCAACCAAGAAAATGGATGAGCGGCTTGTGAAACGGGTTGCGCGGTTCCAGCGCTGGGTGTTCCACGATGTCCTGCCGTCCATCCGGAAGACCGGTGGCTATTCACCAAGTGAGACGCAGTTCCAGATACCGCAGACATTCGCGGAGGCGCTCATGCTTGCGGCGAAGCAGGCCGAACAGATCGAGCATCAGGCCGTTGCCATCGCGAACATGACACCCAAGGCGGAGTTTCACGACGCCGTGACCGAGGCAATCAATTCCCAACCGATCCGCGATATCGCAAAGGTTCTCGGCACGGGTCAGAACCGCATGTTCAAGTGGCTGCGCGACTGCGGAATTCTCATGAGCAATAACACGCCCTATCAGCGCTACGTCAATGACGGATACTTTCGGGTTGTTGAGAAGCAATATAAGGACGCTTTAGGCGAGGGTCATACCTATACCCGCACCCTTGTCACCGGCAAGGGACTTTCTTATCTGCAGAAGAAATGGGCTGAAACTCTAGCAAAGAAGGCTGCGTGATGGGCGAAGTAATCCCAATCCGCGAGGAAATGGGTTATACGGTGCGAGATGTCTGTATTCAGGTGTCCCGCTACCCGCAAGACGACGGTACCGGGCTGTATGCTGTCGAAATTCTCTATCCTGACGGCACATGGAAGGGGCTGCACCACTCTACCGATGTCGGTCGCGCTTGGAAATTGGCCGGGCGGGAAGCGGGAGATCGGCGTGTTACGCTGTTGCCCGACTCGATTTGGCCGAATCGGTCTTCTTTGCCGTGAATAACCGGGCATCAGGAATGCCCACTTCAACACTTGGAAAAATTCTGATATCGGTATTCCCGTAATGGTGCGGAACTGGAAGCCCTATCCAGTTGGCAAGGATCACGGCAGGGCAGGCGTGGCGGGTTGTGGCGGGCCGAGGCTGGTCCGGGCCCGGCGAGTCAAGGCCGGTATGGTTACAAAGGCGGTCTTCGGGCCGCCTTTTCCATTGCCAACCCACAAATGACGTGAGAGTCTGTCACCTTTCAACGGGAGGGTGGCATGGCAAAGTTTTGGGTGAGGGCAATTTCTAACCTAGAGATGTTCAATCCGGACCTAAGTGATGTTGTTCGTGGGCGAGGCCAGACGGTAAACGAACATACTCTCAAGATGGGCCATGGGGACGGCTACGCGACGACATTCAAGGGTGACTTCGAACTGAACTCCAAGGGCTTCGCGATAGGTGGGACGATAAGCCGGATCGAGTTCGAAGACGACGACCACTACGGAACGATCATGAGCGGGCTACGGCTCGATCTCGATAAGTTCATCAAGACGGCAAAAACTTCCTCAACGGCAGATGACGCCAAACTTTTCGCCTCGATATTCTCGAAATCTGACCAGATCAGCGGCGCCGTAGGGGATGACAAGATCAGTGGTTTCGCTGGCAATGATACGCTTGTTGGCGAGTTCGGCAATGATGTCATTGCTGGCGGCGACGGCGACGACACGATCATAGGCGGCTCCGATGCGGATAGGCTTACGGGTGGCCTTGGCGCTGATGTGTTCGTGTATGAGCGCGAGTTTGATAGCGACGAGCAGGGCTCAGACACGATCACGGATTTCTCGCAGGCGGATGGCGACAAGATTAGTCTGCGGGACTTAGGCTTCTTCGATTTCGCCACCGAGGTAAGGATAACACATGCGAGCTCGCAGACGCTCGTAGAAGTCGATGTGATGGGCGGGTTCAATTTCCCGCTGTTCATCCGACTCGATGGAAACATAGCACTGACGGAAAGCGACTTCTTGCTCTAGCCGCAGTCTGGGAAGAACACCATCGATGAAAAGATGATGGCGTTCTTGCCGTCTACTTTCGTGCGAGTGAATACATGGACGGTCTTGCCGTCTTCTTCGACGGCTCCTTCCTGGAGGGCGCCGAACGGCTTGGTGATTATCTTCTCCATCGTCTTGTTCCAGGCATCGTAGGTCACGATGAGCGTTCTCTCGCGTTCTTCGATCTTGATGTGCCTGTAGTCGCGGGCTGCGTAAAAATTGCACACCTGCGGCGGTGCGGACGACGCAGCAATCAAAAACAGCGATAGAACGAATTCCATAGAGCCTCCATCGGACGGCTCCTATCATGCACCAACATGCCAAACACGTAAAGGTAGGCCATGACCCGAGCACGAACCGTTGCGGAAGTGATCGCTGGCGAAGCCGTCAGCGGCACGCCTGAAGAGCGCATGGCCGACATGCGCGCGATCGCAAGCGTGATAGCAAATCGCGCGGCGCTCCTCGGCGTCCCCCAGCAAGAGGTTGTCGCCAACCAGAGTGAGTTCAATATATATGGTCAGCCGATGCCGGCGGGAACGACCAATCTCGTGGACATGGCGCAAGAAGCCATCGACTACGTCGCGCAAAACGGCCCGACGACCACCGCAACCTTTTACGCGACTCCCGAAGCCGTTCCCAACCTGCCAGGCGGCTTGAGCTTCGAAACGGAGACAACCGGCCATCAATATTTCACCGATCCGCAGAACCGCGCGATCTACACGCAAAATGGCCTTGTGGCACCGAACCCCTATGCTTACGCGGCCAACTTGACTGAGGTTCCGACTCCTGCAATCAACCCGTCCGCAATCCCCACGGCCAATCCCGCATTTCTCGCCGGCGCGCAATTAGAAGATGTTGACCCGAACTTGGCGCTCGCCGTACCGGACCCGCTGTCCAATCTCCCTGCACCAGACCTCGCGACGGCTCAGAGTTTTGAGCGGGCAGCCCCGGCCACAAACCCTTGGGGAGGCGCGCCGCTTTCGAACGTTGCGGCGTCGGGCTTCCTTGGTAGCACCAATCCCCTGCAAGCGGGCACCAATGTAGCAGACAACGGTGTTCTTCCGGGGCTCCAGTCTGACGGCTTTACACAGGTGGCTGCGGCCGGCCCATTTGGGGGAGACTATGCGGCGCCAGAGGATCGGTTTGCGGCTCCGTCCCAAGCGGGGTTCCTGAACGCCCCGGCTGGCCAGCCGATCAGCCAGGCCGACGTTCAGCGCGCGATGTTCAACGTGACAGCCAATGGCCAGATGGACCCGGCCTTCACTGAAGCAATGATGGGGCCACAGAACCCTGTCGTGCCGTCGTCGGTTGAAAGCCAGACTTTCACGCCTGAGGGGCAAGTCGTTGACATCGCATCCTCGCGCTTCACGACACCCGCTAAGACCTCCCGTATCGGTCAGCAGCCCGCATTCGACACGGCGCGCATGCCAGGGCTCGTGAACCCGACAACGAACACCGCTGGGTTTCTGGGCGCCCCGCAGACGCCGGCTGATCTCGGCAGTTTCCCGGAAGGAGTGACGGCGCAGCGCGGGCCGCCGACCGGCATATATTCGGCCGAGTTTCAGGCGTTGCAGGGGAATACCGAACGTCAGTTGCAGGAGTTGGCTAAGCAGGAGGTAGCGCCCTCTCTGAAGACAGCCTATGTGGAGGATCCGGCAGTCGCGCCGGCCCTGCAGGCGATCGAGCAGCAGACCACAGTGAACGCCCCGGTCACTGGCTTCCTGGGCGCAAATCCCGCGGCGCTGGCGGTTCCCAATTTTTCGCAGGCGGTGAACCCGAGCGTTCCTGCCCTGGCTTCAACTCCAGTCGGCATGTCGGTTTACGAGGTGGGCGAAATCGCCAAGGCGGCTCAAGTGCCAGGGGTCATCGCCGCGAAGATGCAGCCGAGCGTCATTGCTGACGTAGCCCCGACGACAGTGCAACCATCTGCGATCCCGTCTGCAGTCGCAACGCCTGAACAGCAGGCGGCAGGCTACCAACAGGCTGCCGCCACGATGGCGAAGGCCGGGATGCTCAACATCGGCCAGCAGCCGCCGACTGATCTCAGCGGCAATCTCCCGACCAATTTCGACGTCTTGGGCACGACAACCGCGGCGGCCCCTGACCTCGAGACTGTCTCCGTAGCTGATCAGCCGAGTATTGCTGACGTTGAAGGCCCCGCGACCACGGATGCCGAAGATCAGCAGACGACGGACGCGGCGACAACCACCACCGCACCATCGACTGTCTCACGCACCACGCCAGCGGCAACCCGCACGCAGCCTTCGTTCACTAGCCGAATGGCCAAAGCCGTCAATCCCGGCACTGCTCTTGGTGCACTGGTTGGCGGTGGCTTCCTTGGAGTTCCCGGCGCTGTTGTCGGTGGCTTTCTCGGAAATGCTGCCTACCAGAACAAGGGCTTCCTTGATCAGCCGGCGATGTCGATCAACAACATCGGCAGCGGCAGCGAAGCTGTCTACTCCATCTGGGGCGGCGGCCAGCCTCCTGGCACGCAAGCTACGGCCTCGGACGGCCAGCAGATTACGTCAATGGGCAACGGCTATACGGCTGTGACTGGAAAGTCTGGCGTCATCACAGTGTTCGACAGCACCGGCAAGGCCATGAGCTACTTCGGCAACGATCTCGATCAAGATCAGGACGCGGAAGCTGAAACGAGCTCGTCCAACAGCGGCGGCTTGTTCGGCGGCCTGTTCGGCTAACCACTCCTCACTCCCAATCATCACGCGCTCGGCTCCCAACCGGGCGCGTTTCCGTATGGAGACGTAAATGGCAGACCCAGTAGCAGCCAGCGATACCGACACCGACAACACAGACGTTGCCCGCTTCTATACGGAAAACGCAGCCGGCGGCTTCAGGGCGATCGACGAGGATCGTGTCGCCCACTCGGCGGGCATGGACGCGGACGACGCAGGCAAGATCTTCTACGTCAATTCGAGTGGAGAAATCACGCCGCTCGCAGTCGGATCGAACGGGCAAGTCCTCACGCTTTCGAGCGGCCTTCCGGCCTGGGGCATCGCGAACAACGGCGACGTGCAGACATTCACGGCCAACGGAACGTGGACAAAGCCTTCTGGCGCCTCGGTTGTCATTGTCGAATTATGGGGGGCTGGCGGCGGTGGCGGTTCAGGCCGGCGCGGCGCTATCGCAGCGGACAGGTCGGGCGGCGGCGGTGGCGGTGGCGGGGCATACGCAACCCGCGTGTTCAAGGCGTCTGATCTTGGCTCCACTGTAGCTGTAACCATTGGTGCGGCTGGTACTGGCGGCGCGGCAGTCACAACGGACGACACCAACGGCAATGCTGGCGGTACGGGCGGCAACAGCACCTTTGGCACGCATCTCACGGCATATGGCGGCGCTGGCGGCACGGGTGGCGCTGCAACATCGGTTGCGGGCGGCCACGGTGGCGGCGTCCTTGCATCTGGAGCCGGCGCGACCGCATCAGGTGATTTACACGGCGGTGCTGGCGGGACCGGGGCATCCGCTGGCGATCCCGCAGGATATGGCGGCGCGGGCGGCGGCGGCGGCTTGGTTTCCGGCGTGGGCTCCGCTGGTGGCAGTTCCTATCAGGGTGGCGCAGGTGGCGGGGCTGGCGGTGGCCGCCTTGGAAGTACAACTGCATATGCAGGCGGCGCTGGTGGCTCAACAACTGGCTTGAGCGGCGGTGGCGGTTCCGGCGGCGCTGGGGCGTCAACTGGCGGCGCGGGCACGGCTGGCACTACGTTTCGATTCGGCGGCGGTGGCGGCGGGGCGAATGCTGCTGGCGCAGGCGGCGCAGGTGGCGCAGGCGGCATAGCTGGTGGCGGGGGCGGCGGCGGCTGCTCCGACAATGGTTCCAACTCTGGCGCAGGCGGGGCTGGCGGTGCCGGCTACTGCATCGTCTACACCCTCTAATCCCCTCACAAGGAATATCACATGAAAACGAGCACTCAGGGGCTCATGGCAATCATCAGCCATGAGGGCATCGTCACGTCCCGCTATAAGGACTCCGTAGGCGTTTATACGATTGGTGTCGGCCACACAGCAGCGGCCGGCGGCATCAATCCCGCGGCCTTCTCAGGCACGATCACCGTCAAGCAGGCCCTAGACCTCCTCCGCGAGGATATCGTCAAGTACGAGAACGGCGTGAATGCCGCGGTCAAGGTGCCGCTCAAGCAGCATCAATTCGATGCGCTGGTTTCTTTTAACTACAACACTGGCGCGATCGGCAAGGCACAGCTCACCAGAACGCTGAACGCTGGCAACTTCGCGCTCGCCGGCAAGCAGTTCATGAACTGGATCAAGCCTCCCGAGATCAAGCCGCGCCGCACGGCTGAAATGAACCTGTTCCTCACCGGGGAATATCCGCCGGCTGTAGCTACAGTCTACCCCGCAAGCCCTTCCGGTTCCGTTCTCTGGAGCCAGGGCAAGCGGGTGAACATTGCCGATCTGCTCAACGCCCCGGCTCCGCAGCCAGCATCCCCGCCGGCTGTCGTGGACGGCGATCCCGATGCGGGCCACGAGCCGAAGTCGGGGCTGGCGGCCATCATCTCCAAGCTTCTGGATATCATACTGCGGAGGGGCAAGTGAACCCGACCTATATTCGTATCATCCTCAGATACCTCGCCGGGTATCTCGTTCTCAAGGGCCTCCTGCCTCAGGAAGTTGCCGACATGATCGAGCAAGACCCCGAGCTTGCCGGCGCAGTCGGTGCGCTGATCGCTCTTGCCGTTGAAGGCGCATATGCCTTTGCCAAGCGCATGGGCTGGCGGACATGAACCTTCTCGCCTGGCTCGGAAAGCTCATCACCGGCCCGCTCATCGGGGCCATGCTCAACGCCTACAAACTCAGGCTGCAAGCTGAGAGCGCCGAGCAGAAAGTCATAGCCGAGGCTGCGATCGAGGACATCCGCCGGCAGATTGCCGACCGGGAGGCCGCGAAGGAAATCCGCCTCGCGACTGCCACCTTCTGGGAAATGCGGCTTGTTACCGCCCTCGTGGCCGGTTGCTTTGCCCTGCATCTCGCCCTCGTAACGCTCGACACATGCTTCGCCCTTGGCTGGCGTGTCGCCGCCTTCCCCAAACCTTTCGACGAGTGGCAGGGCACGATCTTGCTCTCATTCTTCGGTGTCCAAGCCTTCGGCAAGGGCATCACCGCCATCGCCTCCGCAATCCGGGGCAGATAGGAGCCTACCATGCGCAGTGCATCCATCTACATCACCGCTCTCCTTGCACTCGCGCTCATGGGCGTTGGCGTCAAGCTGTTTCCATTCCCCTCAGCTATTGCCTCGGAAGTGGCAAAGCAGGAAGTCGCCAAGCTCAACACGGCGGCTCCGAAGTTCGACCGAAAGCCGCTCCTGCCTGCGGACGTGAAAGTCCTGCTCGATCGCGGACATGGCTCGGCGGTTCACCTGGGCGGTTCCTTGTGGCTCACAGCGGCCCATGTCGTTGAGAACGCATCCAAGCGCCTCGATCTCCGCTTCAAGGATGGCTCGATCCGCAAGGCCGAAATCCTCTGGGTCTCGAAAGACCGGGACATCGCCCTTCTCAAGGCTGATGGCGACGGCGTGTCGTTCTCCCGGCTCAACTGCTCCATGCCCAAGATCGGTGACGAAATCACCATGGCGGGCAATCCTGTCGCGCTGGAGGACATTGTTGCCTTCGGTCGCGTTGCCGGCGACGAGCGCTCTATCGGCCACTGGAAGAGCGTGATCGTCGTTGCTGGTCCTGTCATCCCGGGTCAATCGGGGGGGGCAGTGTACAACAAGGATCACGAACTCATCGGCATCTCTGTTGGCCTCGCCCTGTTTCCTGTCGGCTTCTCCGGCTCGGCAACGGGCTATGGGTTCGTCGTTCCGGCACCCGTTCTATGCACTTTGCTTGCACGGACGGCCTGACATGACGGAGGCCGAAATTAAATCGATCGCCGGCCAAGCGGCTAGGGCATCCGTCGAGGAAATGTTCCTCCGCTTCGGCATTGAAGCCAGTAATCCTGATGACATCAAGGCCCTTCAGCGCGACTTTGCACACCTTCGAAACTGGCGAGAGTCAACGGAAACGGTGAAACGTCAAGGAATCATAGCGGCTGTAGGCGTCCTCACAGTGGGCATCCTCGGCTTGATATGGACCGCGATCAGCAGAGGGACGGGTTGATGACTCGCCCCGTCATATGGGTAACACCCAACAGCGAACACCGGAAGGCAAAGCGGGAACTAGCCCAAGACGGGCTCAAGCTTGCCGACATGGACCGTCTCGCCCTCGCAGACCTCGGCTGCCTCTTGTTCTCCTATCTCATCGCTGAGGACCAGGATGTCAACAAGACCCACGATATCGTCTTTCGCGGCATAAACCTCCGCGAAATGACCCAGGTCGACATGATTGCGGTCATCCAACAGGTCGCATCTTCAATGAGGTGGCTATAGATGGCAGTGCGTCTCACAGACGAAGAGCGCCAGCGATACGTAGACGCCTTTGAGGCCAGCGGGCGAAACTACGCGGAAGCCGCCCGAATGTTGGGTGTCGCACGTAGCACCATGCAGCACCACATCGCATTAGCAGAGAAGATCGAAAAGCGCGATCCGGCTGTCTCCGCAGGAATGGCCGCTATCGGCACGGGCATTGTTCCGGCTGGTATGTGGGTCAAGACCGCGAAGGATGAAGATGGCGTTTCGCGCTCGGTCTACATCCGTCCGCAGCAGGAAGCCACAGAGGACGTCCTGGAGCGCATCAAGGCTGCGTTCGAGGGTATGGAGCCGGCGGCGCCTGTCACCCCTCCTGAACACGTGCACGCCGATCTGTGCACTGTCTGGCCTGTGATGGACATGCACCTCGGGATGCAGGCGTGGAGTCGCGAAACCGGGCAGCAGGACTACGATCTGAAGCTCGCCTGCCAGGACGTGCGCCACGCCTTCGCAAAGGTTATAGCCCTTGCCCCATCGGCCAAGGAAGCCGTCCTGATCCTCGGGGGCGACACACTTCATGCGGACGACGATCGCGCCGAGACGCCGCAGAGCAAGCACAAGCTTGACGTCGACGGGCGGCAGTTCAAGGTGATCGAAACGGCGATCGCCATTCTCGCGGAGACCATCGAGCGCCTACTTGAAAAGCACTCGTTCCTGACCGTCCGCGTCCTACGTGGAAACCACGATACACATTCCCATATGGTGCTCACCTTCGCCCTGGCAGAGCGGTATCGCAATGAGCCTCGGATATCAGTCGACAAAGACCCTCGCGACCTGTTCATGAAGCAATGGGGGAGATCGGCCATCTTCGCCCATCACGGCGACCGCGGGAAGCCCGACAAGATGGCGCTCTATATTTCGGACATTTGCCCATTCTGGAGCGAGACGCGGCACCGGCATTACTTCGTTGGTCATGTGCACCACGACAACGCAAAGGACATCGGGCCGCTAAGGTATGAGAGCCTTCGCGCCTTCTGTCCGCCAGACGCCTATGCGGCTGGGATGGGGTACGGCGCTCGTCGAGCACTGCAAGCGGTTACGTTTCACAACCGAGACGGGCTTGTTCTCCGGGCACTTGATCCAATTGGCCGGGAAAGTTGAGGCGCGCGAACTCGCCGTGATGCTTTAGAGCAACCCGATCCCGAGCTAGGGCGGCTTCCTCTTCCGTGTCGTATGTCCCGAGATATTTGAACTGTCCGTCCAAAACGATTTGGGCATACCATTTCCCGCAGCCATTCGACTGAACGCCGACAAACCGCGATTGGCTGCCCGGTCTACTCCCCCTATTCCACTTGTTTTGTTGAGATGACGCTATCCGCAGATTGACAATTCGGTTATCAGCCGGGTCGCCATTGGCATGGTCAATTTCTCCTGTCGGCCACTCCCCATAGTGAATAGCCCAAGCTACTCGGTGCGCCTTAAGCGCCTGCTTGAAAAGATTGCCGCGCCGATGCCCCCATGCATTCGTAGCGGTGAAAGCTTCAGTCCCGGCCCGCTTTGCATTCCATGCAGCGCAGGAATGACGGGCGGAATGATCGCCGTCAACAAACATGTCCGGCGTTCTCTCCAGCCAAAACAGTTTACCCGTTTCCGGTTCGTAGCGCAGGAGTTGACGCAATTGTTCAGGCGTGGGAAGTGGTTGCTTAGCCATCTGACACCTCATCCGTGTTGGCGTGGTTAGAGCGCGCTTTGGATTGCCGTCCTTAGCGCGTTCGCGTTTTGTACCATGCGCTGAATCCTATCACAAGACTCGGGGCGAGGTGCAGCGCGTGTCCGTCAACGCCTGATTCTGTATCTCAATTGAGACTCTTCACGAGTTCGTAAATCCCTGTAGCCACCAGTATGGCTGCGAAGGAAAGGGCGGGGAGAGTGAAGCGGTTCATGCAATCATTGCCGCAATCATTGCCGTGAGGGTATTCAGCCGAATCACGGCTATCTCGCAACACTCGGGATTTGCTGCATTTCGGCGGTCTCGGAGTGGCAAGATTCGAACTTGCGACCCCCTCGTCCCGAACAATGATCTATTGCTGCCTGCCATTGTTTTTCCTACCATATTTGCGTTCTTTCGTCTACCTGAATCACGATCTGTTCCGCCCAAACGTTGGCAATCATTGCCGTGGCGGCTTGGGATTTTTGCCTCTGCCGGCGCGGCCGGATGTGAACGCATTGCCGACACCCGACTGGTGATCAGGGTGATGGTGCCCATAGACCCCGTCAAGCATCTCCTCCGTCATTCCTAGAAACCCTGCCGCTTCATATTTGCTTTCACCGGCCTGCATCAGCCAGGTTGCCGCGGTATGCCGCAGGGTGTGCCGGACGACGTCGGAACCGGCCTCGCCAAGCACAGCCTTGACCAGCCGCCGAAAGGCGATCTTGGGATCGGCGGGCCGTCCCTCATACTCCACGACATATCGCGCCCCCATGCGATGCCAGCGCCGCATGTGTGCGAGCAAGCGCCCGGGAATGCGGATAGCGGGCGCCCGCTTGTTGTCTGCGACGACCTCGCCCTCCCATGTTCGGTAAAAGATTCCGTTCTCCAGATCGGCCCAAGGGCGACCGGCTTCCTTGATGAACGACGCCTGCCAAACTCGCCCCGATCGGCTCCCCGTATACAGAGCCGTGAGCAGGAACCGGGCGACGTGTATTGTCGGGCGCTTCTTGTTCAGCCTCCCCTTGACGGTAGCAACGCTCCCCTTGAAGGTTGCCCGCTTTCGATAGGCCGCCCATATGAGTTTCGCCATAACGTCGCGTTCCAGATGCCGGACGCGGCCCCGAGGCTTGGGAGGAAGGGTTACGATCACTTCATGGCGGCATATGTTGTCGGCAATCGCCATTCGGCACGCTGCCCGAAGATCTTCCAGTTCCCGCCTTGCCTGGTTCGCCGTCGAGCGGTGCGCCACATAGGCGGCGCAGGTTAGCGTCGTGATCTTGTCCATCGTCTTGTCACCCCAGAACTCCTTGAGTTTCCGAAGCCGTGATTTGAATTCCTCCCGGCGCTTCACCTTGGGCATTTTGACGGCGGCATAAGCTATCAGGACTTCCGAAATGCCGACCTCTGAGGCGGCGCGGTGCTTCAGGCGATCCTCGGTCAGGAACCTCTTCGCGAGGTATTCCGAGAGCGCTCTTTCGGCTCCTTCTCGGTCATCAAGAGAGCATCCAGTGCTCTGTTGCTTTCCTCCATCGAGGATAAGCCACGTGGCCGCTCTTGTTGCGTCGGCCGGTCTGAGCCAGAGTCTTGCTGGTTTGCGCTCACGCGACATTTCCGCTTCATTTCCTCGATATCAGCAAGCGTTGTAAAGTCCTTGCCGGCCATGCGCATGATCGTGAGGTTGCCGCGTGCGGCCTCCCTCCGCAACCCGGATGGTGTCATGCCGCCGTGCTTGAAGGCAAGCGGGATGATATCGGCCAGCCGGATCGGCGTATGAACGTCGTCGTCCGTCATCTCTCCTGCTTCTCCTCGTTTACCGGGCGGCGCTCTCTAACCGTGTCGGCCAGTTCATCAAGCCAGCCAGCAACCCAGTTAGATTGGTCCCAGCATGTGCCCCATGTTGGCGCATCACAGATGGAGTCTCCATCGCGAAAGGCCGAGCGGCCATTCTTGTAATTCGCGCCCTTACGGTTAAGGTTTCGGATGTAATCGTGGAGGCCGAACATCACGTCCCTCTCTCTATATCGTTGAGGGCGCATGAGATCATGGCGCGGAAGTCTACGACGATCTGAGCCGCGTGCGGAACGACATCCCCCTCATTCGGAATGAGCCTAGCGCCGCTCAAGAGCAACAAGGCGCCAGCGGCTAGTCGCTTGGCATCATCCGGCGGGTCACCATCCGCAAGCGGGACTGCTGCTGCCAGCATCTTTTCGCTCACGTTCTCCCGCAGATACTCCAGTGTCGCGCGGATGGCGGCTCGGGCTACGCGGCGAGACTGCGCATGAGTGTTGATTCCGGGGTGAAAGACGATCCGGTCAACATCCATTGCCACATGCTCAATGATGTCAGTCATACTGGGTAAACTCCAATGTCGGCTTGCCATCCGCGAACCATTGGCTCCATCCGCGGAAGTCCCGCCAACTCTCGCTGTAGGCATAGACGCCTGCCCAACCGAGCAGCCAGAAATACAGGCGATTGTTGCTGAACCGCTGCGGCATCATGATCACCAGTTTGAAGGCGTAGCGGCAGAGTACGAACAATCCCGCGTCACGCAGCCATGATCTCACGCCTCTGCCGACTGGATAGTCCGCGTGCATGCCAGCAGAACGATCTGTTTTGCGGCTCTTGATCTGGTGAGCCTTGATGGCCGCCCTAGTACGGATGAGGTCCATAACCTTCATTGGGCCTTCTCCCCTGCGAGATTACGGAGGCCATCTTGCGCTACCCTCCACATATTCATCGGGTGAGCGCCTGGGTTGTCGATGATCCATTGCAGAGCCGTCCGAGCTTCCTCAAGCTGCGCCTTGAGAGCCTTGGCCCGCTCGAACATTTCGTCACCCCAGCAGGTGTCCTCAAAATCTCCGTCGTACCCGGCAAGGAGATAGGAGTCGGCGCCGACTCGGCCTTGGAGTTCAATGTCCAAATCAATCCAGACGCTTGGCATCCAGAAGAACAACGCCTTCTGCAGGCGTTTACGGTGCGCCGTCTCGTCCTCAAGCTCTCGTCGGAGAGACGCGATCTCGGTGGCGGCATTGTGTAGCAGCCCGGTAATTTCGAACTGATTCTTCTGAATTGAGACTTCCTTCAGCCGGTCGACGAGATCGGTCATGGCTTCCGGCCCTCCGCTATGATCTTTACGTAGGCGTCAAGATAGCCGGTCATCAAATCGCGGAAATCCTCCTGCAACTCTCCTTTGAGCAACTCCCAAATTTCCGGCGGGATGTATTTTGGCTCGTTAGTGACCTCGATTTCAGCGGTCCTGAGCTTCTCCCCCAGCCACTCCAGGGTCGCGCGTATTGCTGCGCGGGCTGCGTCTTCGCACACACGCATCACGGCGGCTTGGCTTTCCTCGGCGGTTGTCGTACTGGCGTCTATCATCATGCTATTTGCCAGATGTACTCCTACCGGGTCGCCGTCAAATGCCGTGGGCGCATTGTTGATCGCCCGCGCTACAGTCTCTACGAGCCCGCTATGTGATGGGGTCATGGCGTCACCTCCGGGCCGGCAGCAAGTGCCTGTGCTTTTTCGAAAAGGCCCATGAGAGCTCCGTCCGGGTTCGGGTGATCACGGCCCGACATGGCTAGGCCGAGGCAGGTGCCTGCGACTTCGCCGAGGAAAAGTTCAAGCTCCTTCATCCTCGCCTCCGCAGCGCTTGCTGGTGCTGCGGTGAACGCTTCCCGCGCCTCGTCGAGTTGCCGCCTGAGTGAGACGATCTCGCGAGCAAGTCGACCAGCGTCATCCGCCCGAGTGTTTGCCCATCGCTCCAATTCTTCAGTCTTCATCATAAGCGACATCGTCGGACTCTCCGGAGATGGTTGTGATTGGCTGGACTGTCTCAACCTTCTTTAGGATGAAGACGAGTTTGTCGGGGTGCACGTCGTCTATGTGATCGCGAACGGCTGGTCGGCTGCCGAAGCGCGTTCTGCATAGACTGCAAAAGTAGTTCTTCCGATCCTCGTTGGGATGCCGGGAGACGATATCTGCCTTCTCTCGCGGGTTCATGCGAGACTCCGATCTCTCAGCCGACCAGTTGCGGCGAGGTTCATGTTGATGATAGCCTCCGCCTGGGGATAGGCTTGATCGCCCATGTCAGACCAAAGGCCGAATATCGCCAATGCCATGAGGTGCGGGTCGATCCCAGCTTGAGCCCAATAGGCTTCCTCGCTCATGGAATGTTGCCGGCGGTGCTCGTCTGCGCATAGGGGCAGGGCCCATCGATCCGGGGCCTTCGTTCCCTTGCCGCGGCCATAATGGCCGTGTCTCGTGCTGTGGAACGAGAGGTGCGCCGCTTCGACACTGGAACGTGCGCCGGTCGCGACACAGGGCAGTGATCGGATGAAGGACAGGTAGCTCTCCCGCTTCTTCGGCTTTGCCTTCGGGAAATAGTCGGATTGGACTTTGCGGATTTCGAACGCCATCACAGCGCCCCCATACGACGGACGCGCAACGTCAAGCCCTCGCGGGTGATGACGATATGGGTCAGGATTTCGTCGGGTTGGCATTCCGCATCCTGAAGATACGCGGCGAGCCTATTGAACGACATATAGCCAGACGACCCAAGCGGATCGTCGTTCTGCAACTGGCGTGTCTGTACGTTGTATACCAACTTACCCATCATCCCCTCCCTGCCAGCATGTGCATGACGCGCGAGAGCCAGCCGCTTTTCCACCGCTCAGCTTCCATTCTGGTCATCCGAGGCTGGGGCTCGTCAGCGTGGGCGATCTCCTTGCGAAGCTGCTCAGTGACGGCATCTCGTTTCAGCAAGTACGCCAGTGTTGACGGTCTTGCGTTAGGGTGCTTGGATAGGTGCGATCGAGCGGTCATCGGCCGTACTCCATCACGTATTTCTTGGCCTCTTCCTTGCTAAGGTGCTCACCTGACCAATCATTGACGATTTCGCCATCAACGGCGTCGATAAGTGCGCATAGAGCGGCTTTTTGCTCCGCCGTGTCATGTTGCGCCATTCGACTCATGGTCTGCGGTCCTGCTTCGAAATAGGCTTGGCCCGCAGCCTGCGCGGCATCAGAGACGAGACTCCAGCCCTTGAGGGTGCCCCATTTCAACAGAAGATATTCATCTTCAATCATCTCACACCCTTTCCTCAGCACGGGACCGGCCAGGAAGATGACCGGTCCCGCGGTTTAGCGACGTCGGATTTGGGGAGGAGACGCCGCGGTGAGCCGACAACGAGGATGCCGGTTCCGTCCATACGACGCCGTGACGGTCGCCGTACTCTTGTATGCAGGTGATGAGGTCGGCCATTTGCTTGACGCTCAGCTTCGAGGAGCTAAAGCCCAGTGGAAAAGGCCCAGATCCATCCAGCCCCTCGCAGAACCGGACGTGATGGCCTAGAACGTGCATGAATGCAGCCTTCCAAGTCTCAGGCGCCCAATGCCTGCCTTCCGGCTTCGATCGGCTTACGTCCGAGAGCATGACCCACATACGTGCGTTCTGGTCGGTCGTCCTATTAGCGGGGCGGACTTGAACGATCGCGTCGACTGGAGCCGCATCAATCAATGACTTGGCGAATTTCTTCTGCGATTGTCCTCGGAGGATGACTGTCTGCGTCATAGCGCGGCCTCAATGCAACTTAAAAGGGAATATCGTCCGACATATCTTCCGAAAGCGGGCGCTGCGGGCTTTCTCGTGCCGCCCGTTGGCTTGGACGCTCGCCGCCGGTTCGGTTGGCATAGCCGCCGCCGCTGCGGTCCTCTTTCTGCTGGTCGCGCTGATCCTGGGGAACGTAGCAGCTCAGGAGGACGCTGCCCCGCTCGTCATTGTTCGGGACGCCGGCCGGGTTGAACGTGCGCCGGAGCATGATGAAATAGCTGTCGTCCTCGTCATTGCGCATGAGAGCGCCGACGTTTTCGAACCGCCCCTTGGTTTCGCCAGTGTTGTGATCGGTGTACTCACCGACTTTCACCACGACGTCACGGATTTTCCTGTTGTTAGCCATTATGCTGCCGCCTTTTCTTCCTGAAGGGCAAGTTTCCGGGCATCGCGAACCTTGTAGATTTCCCGTCCAAGATCGGGGTTCGCGTCACCCACCTTTTTCACGATCAAGGATTCGTCTTTCCACGCCGCTGCCAGAGCATCGTAGGTGGTGGCATTCTCGAATTTCTTGATGATCCGCTTGGCCGCCGCTTCCGGGTTGAATGGGGGCTCGTGGACATCGTTTTCTGAGTAGTTGATGCTCTCCGTGTCGGGATCATCGCCGGTCTCGAGGCCGAGGGCCTTTAGGAGGGCGTATTTCACGGCGTAGGACATCGCCTTGCCCGGCCCCTTGTCTTGCGGGTCAATGCCGTAGCCAAAGGTTGGGACATCGAAGTAGTCGGCCGGGTCGTCGATGTTGACGAAGCGAACCGTGAGAGAGCATTCCGCCCTGTTGCCGTTATGAAGGTGTTCGCATCGGACGGGGTAGTAGACGATCCCGTGCTTCAGAAGGACTGGGCGAACTTTGGCCGTTACTGCGTCATGGGAGACGATGGTATAGTTCATGCCGCGTTTCGCCTCTTTCTGGATGTAGGAGACGTCGGTCATCGCGGCAGCAAGGCGCTGGTGTACGTTGAGCTTCGTGGTCATGCGGCTTCTCCAAACGCAACAAGCATCTTTCGATGGATGGAACGGGTGCGCTCGACATCGGCGCGGCAATAGGCGGCGATGCGGTCGTACTCGCCGTTCGCCCAGGCGCCGGCCACCTTCGACCCGTCCATGTCTTCCTTGCACGGGATGCCAAACGCGGCGCAAAGGGTGTCCATGCTCACGGTGTTGCGAACGCCGGCGAATGCCGTCATGGTGTCGAAGACTTCACGGTCCCATGGCTTGGGGGAGCGGGGAAACCACGCTGGCATTCGAATGCCGAGGACCATGGCTCTTTGCCAGAGAAAGCGGATATCGAACTCTGCTACGTTGTGGCCGACGATCACAGGAGGGAAATTCGTCTTGCCCTCGACGATAGTCTTGAACGTATGAATTGCCGCGGCCTCGCTATCGACGTCACGGGGCCAAATGATGGACCGGGCCGGCTCATCGTCGAAAGCCCAGCCGATGCAGCATATATGGCCGTACGCGCCGTTGAAGCTCGTCTTTGCGATCGCCTCCTCGACGGCCGCAGCCTTATCGTTCTGTTCCCAGGCCTTGATTGTCTCCGGCTTCTTCATCTGGGCCGGGGGCTTTACGGTTGACGCGATACGCGACCTTGCATCATCGGTTTGCGCCGGTATGGTTTCTATGTCGAGATAAATAGTTGCCATGCCTAAGACTCCAGCCAAGACCAAGTTTTCTTGGTTGCTATTGCCGTGATTGCTGATTGAGAGACGCCGAAAGTGGCGGCGATAGCTCGTTGCGATTTCGCGCCCAGCATCGCGCGGATGGAGCGTACGTCTTTTTCACTCAGTGAAGCACAGCGGTTCCGCTGGCCCCGCAGGCTTCTCCCATGGGCGACCATATCATCGCGGTTTTCTTGGCGCGTTGCCCACCTCAGATGTGTTTTATTAACGCATCCAAGATGCCCATTCCCGCAAGAGTGAGCGGCCTCATGAGATGGTGTAGGGGGATCTCCGTTCGCGCACTCGCAAACTAGGCGGCTGACTAAATGAAGCTTGCCAGCAATGCGGATCTGACCATAGCCACCTATTGTCGCGAATGGCCAGGTAAGGCAGGCTTCGCCGTCATAGCTTTTTACCACGTTCTCATAAAAGTCTGCCGCAGCACCCCAGCCTGTGCTGCCGGCTTCAGGGGCGCCATATCTCCACCAGCGGAGATAGTGAGCGTTGCAATACCCGCGCTTCAAGGCAGGTCTAGAACATTTATCTACAATGCACGTCATTCAGCCGCCTCCCTCATGGGTTCAATTCTCGTGTATTCGACCTCGATCTCGCCACGCCCAGCACAGTCCTCGTACCAGATGGCGTGATCTTCGCGGTTGTCAGCGGTGCGCTCGTACTGGCGCTTACGTGCGGGATCGTTGGTGATCTGGGCCATGACGCGGTAATCTGCTGCATCGCGTCGGGCCTGGGCTGCAAACTGGCGGAGAACTCCGGGCGTTGTCATGGCTTATCTCCTTATATCGCTTTGGAATTGCTCGACGAGAGCGAGAGCAGAACGGGCGTGCTTGACTTCGTCCTCGCCCTCTGGGTCCCACGAACCGGCATCTCCGGAATTGACCAGCGCGCAGTAGTGCTCGGTGATTTCCTTCAGAGCGGCGACCAGAGCGTCATGGCTGTTGACTGCGCGGACGATGAATTCCGCATTCGCATTGCCAATCGCATAAGCATCTTGCTTGGCGTCTCTGTTAGCTCGTGCCGGCGGGAACCATGCTTCGGCGACGATCACGCCATCCTTGCCGCAAATCCGGTTCCGCTTTCGCGAGTGGATTGCCCAAGGCGGGCTGGTGTCATGTCGGCTCATTTGCTGCCACCCATGATTTGAGATTGGAATTGGCCTGATCGACAAAAGCCGCGACGGCATAGAGCGAGCAGAAGGAAAGGACTGAGGTCACGACGAACACGATCGCCATATTGCGCTGGTCCGCCTTGACTTGGGCCTGCCAGGCCCTCTCGCGCATATCTGCCTTTCGGAGCAGGATTTGGGCCTGTGAGGGAGAACAGCTGCAGGTGTCGGCTTCGTGCTGGAACGGGACGTGGCAGCTATGCATTGGACTGCTCCCGAATGAGGGCAGCTACGGCCTCCTTGTCGGCATCCCACCGGCGCTCACGATATTCAATGATCAGATCTTTGATCTCATCCACCGTCTGAGCGGCTTCGATCTCGCCGAACAGGTCGCCGAGGTTCCAGAGCTTACAGGTCGCCTCGGTGGCGGCGCGCTTGGCTAGCTCAATTTTGAGGTTGTCGAGGTGATAGTCGCTGAGTTCGAGCGTCTTGTTGTAAAGACTCACGACCCATTCGGATCTGTCGTTTTGCTCATCAGCGATAGCCTGCGCAGCCACCATGGCTTCATCCCGCGTGAGAAAAAGCCGCGCCTCGTCATACATCGTGCCGCTTCCGACGCCTGTCTCGCGGCACATATACGTAGTCTTGGCGCCGGGCACCCATTGGCCATCGCGGAAGCTTGTGTCGTGCGTGTTGTGCTGCACACTCCCAATAGTTACCGCGTGCGCGACGGGCACATATTGCGTATACTCAAGTGAGAGATCCCGGTCGCTCTGAAACCTGGCTGAGCAGCGAGGGCACGCGAATTGATAATTCGTCCCAGCGGGCGAGATCGCCGTCCACTTGCCTTGACCAAGGCAATCGGGGCAATCGCGCTTGAAGGTCTGCGAAGTTGTGGAGGCAAAGAATACGACATCGCCTATTGCATACTTTGTTTCGATAACAGCCATCACGCGGCCTCCGTTTCGGTCGCGTAGTCGTCTGCCCATTGATCGGCATCAAACAGCGCGTCGGTGATTAGGTGATTGTCGCGGAAGGCTTCCCGCGTATACTTGCTGAGTGATTTCCCGGCTCGCTCGGCGGCGATCTCACAAAGAGCCACCTCAAGGTCCGCGCAAATCTCGTGCGCGTCCAAGGCCATCTGCTTGGCGTCCTCGTAGCTGTCGAGTTCGTCCTGTCGGGATTGCGCAGATACGCAAATCCTGCGGTCACGGAGGGCAATCAGCCTGTCGATCGCCTTGTTGATGTCGGACTTGTGGGCGTAGAGGGACATGCTCAAGCCTCCTTCGCAGTGAGGGTGGCTCGGATGACAGCGAGCACCGCGACTTGTATCTGGTCCGCGTTCTGGTCATGCGGGTGCGGATTGCCGCCTAGCGTGACGATGTGCTGCTCTGCGACCAGCAGCGCCTTCTCAAGCTCCTGTACGCGAGAGGCGAGGGAAACGGGGGTGGCGTAAAGCGGGCGCTTGTTGCGGATGGAGCTTTCTGGAACGTTCGGCTCGTAATCCGTCAATCGTTTCACCCACTCACAATATTGCCCGTCGAGGTTCTTGTGCGTGGCGAGTTCGTATGACCAAGCCACCGGCTCTCCCGCCTCTGCCTCTGTTCCCGGCTGGGCGGAGAGGGCGGCTTTGATAGCTTCAACAAATGCTGGACCAGGGCCAAGCTTTCCGCCGTGGCGAGAGTGCCAAGCTTTCCAAGCCGCCGCGATCATCTCGTTCGTCACCAATCCTTCCGCAGATCGGGCGGGGGAAGCGCGGTCATTCCATTCGTACTTGCCGTAGTGGTTCGGCCCGCACGCCTCGCACCGGAGGCATGAGATGCCAACGATCTTGTCGTCGCCGCCAGTCCTCAAGACCGTGCCGCCGCAAAATGGGCAGGGAAAAGGCTCGTCCATCGTGGTGATTGGTGTGTCAGTCATGGGAGGGGATCTCATCGAGCGCGGCGATAAGGGCGTCTGCCAGGGTCACTGCGTCTTTTGCCGCGTCACTGAACGCAAAGCGGTTGGCGGCGCGAGGGCGCTCCCTGTCCAGATCGTCTATAGGTCCGCCCGCGCAGATGCCGGACACGATACCGGCCAGCACCTTGGCGGCGTAATACCCGCGCTTGGTCATCCCGCACGCTCCGTCCGTGACGCCCGTTCCATCGGGCCATCGGACCTCTGGGAAGGGGAAGGCAAATCTCGTGTCCATTTCCGTTTCTCCGGCAGCGGTTGAATTGCTTGTGAAGGGGAGGGCTAATGGTTTTCCGCCTCGATCCGCGAAATGTAGAAGTGGACGCCCGTCGAGCATTCGTTCGTCCAGTCCTCATCGAAGCCATCAGGAACAACCCGCTCGCCAACGGTGTACTTGGTCACGCTGTCGTGCATGGAGATGCCGAATTCAGCGCCATGGACTTCGAGAACGTCGGCAAACTCAGCGCGGCACTTGCGACCGAAAGCGTGTGAGCGCTTCGCGTCGGCAGGGATACGGAGCTTGACGATCACGCCGCCCTGGCACTTCTTCCAGCCAATAACCTCACCCTCGGACGGCAAGATGCGCGTGCGAGCGATAGCGAGGTCTGCTTCTTTTGCGTCTTTGAGGTTGGCCCTGCTGAGGTAGGCCCCGCTGAGGTCGGCCCTGCTGAGGTTGGCCCCGCTGAGGTCGGCCCCGCT